AATAAATATTGTCATCAGGCTCTTTTTTTATTGTCTATCTGTCGAATAATGGAATCCCCCGTCTGGCTTCACAGTCTGACGGGGGGAGGTTAAATCCAATCAATAATAGTTTTGAAAGAATCAGGTCAACAAAGTATTGACAAAGATAGTGAAATATGAATAGTAAGCAATATGGATATGGATTTATTTTGCATATATATAAATTCTCGGCATTTTTTCAGGAAAGATAGGGACAGTTGAGAAATAAAGGAAACAGGATGAATAATTTATCATATAATAATTAAACGGTGAATGTAATGGAGATAGATATTGCAAACATTATTAGTGCTGCCGGAACATTGCTGGCAGCTTATTTCGCCTATAATCAGTATACTAAAAACAAACTGACTGATTTAAAAGTGGAATATTTTAAAAAAGAGGAGGAAAAAAGAAGTTACCACCGCAGTGAGAACTCCGCCAAGGTGTTCGGTGAGCTGTGGCGTGTACTTTATGAAACGAAAGCAGACAGGGTATATATCGTACAACCCCATCCTTTGGGGCATATAGCTTTTCTTTCGGTGCAGTTCGAGGTAAAACGAAAAGGTATAGCCGGAATGCGTGAAAACATCCAATCACTTCCCATGAGTGAAGTGGCCGTTTTTGCAGAAACTCTCGCAAAGAATCTTTTCATGTTCTACTCAGATATTGATAACCAGGTTAAGGATAAGGTTGCCAAATCTCTATTATCAACAAATGGATGCAACAGCGTGGCTATTAAACGGCTTAATTCATCTCAAGATTGGGTTGGAAATATCTTTTGTGAGTTTACAGATGAAACGGATTTGAATGAAGATGAACTTCATAAGGTCTTGCATGAAGCAGCGGTTAACATACAATATATCCTGCCGGAATTCAAAGAAAATAAAATCGAATAATTATAATTAATGAGTAGTATGGCTGACGTAAGAAAACTTGCACCGTTTATTCTGAAATGGGAAGGCGGTTTTGTAAATGACCCTGACGATTTGGGAGGGGCTACCAATATGGGCGTGACTATCGGCACATGGAAATCGTGCGGCTATGACAAGGATGGTGACGGTGATATAGATGTGGATGATTTACACCTACTTACCCGTGAAGATGTTGTTAATCGTGTACTCAAGCCGCATTATTGGGACAGATGGAAAGCTGACGAGATTAAATCGCAATCAGTTGCTAATATATTGGTTGATTGGGTGTGGGCATCCGGTGCGCACGGAATTAAGATTCCTCAACGCTTGCTTGGTGTTACGGTGGATGGCATTGTAGGTCCCAAGACCATTGCCGCTGTAAATGCCAAGAACCCGCGTGAGTTGTTCGACATGATTAAGATTGCCCGGTTCGACTTTATTGAGGATATATGCCGCAAGCGTCCGACCAATAATAAATTTAAGAGAGGGTGGATGAACCGCATAAATGATATCTCTTATGTTGGTTAGAGTTATGAACTGGGTAAGCCGGCATATATTGCTGGCTCCTTTCATGTGTCTGTTCCTGTTGTTCGGATCATGTGGCAGCTCGCATAAATCTGTCAAGTCAGACACTAAGATTATACAGAAAGATAGTACACGTGAATCTGTCAATATCGTACACGGATCAAGTACGTCTTTGAGCGAACTCATTACCACTAATGGTAACTATGTGATTGATTTCTGTATCTATGACACCCGAAAACCGCCCGATAGCCTGACCGGGAAACCTCCGTTACTGGCTGATGGGCATGTAGAAGGTGATTTCAGCAAGAATAGAAAGAAGGAAACTGCAACCAAAGACAGTACGGAGGTGAAAGCTGACAAGGATATTACTTCTGATATTTATGAAAAAAAGCGATCAGAAACCATAAAAGAGAAAAAAGAATCCATGCTGCCTAAACAAATCGGTTTTGTCTGTGTTTGTGTAACCGTTTTGATTGTCGTTATGCTAATAGTAAAACATTGGCGCAAAAGACAATCTTCATCATAAAACTTTAAATTTATAAATTGGACTACTCCGGCTCGTGATGAGTCGGGGTATTTGTTTAAATACAATTTTCCAATTGGATTACACAATCAACTGAAAAGAATAGAATTATGTAAATCTGTATAAGAAATATAGCTATTTGAAATTAAATGAGTTAGAAAAATTATCTTGTTTGGAGGTTATGATTTGGCAACCGTCTCTATTGCTTTGTTTTACTTCATAGAGTAACTCTTTCAGGTACAAAAGTAGTATTTTTCGATACTATACGAAGGTTACCAAATTAAATTTTATATTTTTGCAGCGTATAAACAACGATGTGCAAAACATAATATGTGCAAGAACCGTATAAAAGAGGCATTAGCGGCAAGAGGCATCAGCCAAACAGAATTAGCAAATAGATTTGGAAAGACTTTCAATATGGTCAATCTGTATGCATCAAACAAAGTGCAACCTCCCATTCCTGTGCTATATCAAATTGCAGATATTCTAAAAATGGATGTACTAGAATTGTTGTTACCTAATAATGGAATCACTCAATCTTAAACGTACAATGTATTTGACAGAAGACGAAATAAGAGATAACGCAAAAGTTATACTTGGCTTTGACGAAAAAGACCCTGATGTGAAGCAAGGAACAGGGCAAATAACAACTTTCAATCAATTGGGCTTTAAAGGCGTGTCTGACAAGCCTGATGGATGGTATCTGCCCAATGACAAACAAGATATAGCTATTATTTTGGAAACGAAATCTGAGAAAGAGGATGTCTTTTCAGAAAAACACTATGCGGAATTAGTCAAAAATATAGAAATAGCAGCCCTGCAATACAAACGTGTGGTGGGCATTCTTTACAATGGAACAGATGTCCGTGTTATAAAGTACATCAAAGGAAGCGAACAATATGAAGAAATAGCGGATGTTGCTAAAACACTCCAAAACAAACGATATTACATCGCTCTGTTCAAGGAGAATCGGATTAATAAACAGTTGATATATTCGCTTACTAAGAAAATAAACGATTGCTTGCATGTCCAATTTGGTATAAAGAATCTATACCATAGGATGATTATCACAGCTTGTGCATTGGTAGCAAAAAGATATGGGGCAATGCTTGAAAAGGGAATGGAATATTCTCTCATGACATCTTCCATATTGAATACCTTGTCTAAATCACTCGAAAAAGACCGAAAGCAGAACTTGAAATTAGACCTTCTTGTTGAAGTCTATTCAGAAATAAAGATGAATATGACAAACAACTTCATAACGTGGGTTTCTGAAATTTCTGATTGTGTCAATTCCGATTATTGGAACGGTGAAGATGTAATGGGAATATTCTTCAACGAGTTTAATCGTTACAAGAAAAAGTCCGAGAGCGGTCAGGTGTTCACACCGGACCATATTACTTCTTTTATGTATAGACTTATTGAGGTAAACCAGCACGACCGAGTGCTTGACGCAACATGTGGCTCAGGTGCTTTTCTTGTGAAGGCTATGTGTAATATGGTGAAAGAAGCTGGCGGTGTAAACACCTCGGAAGCAATGACGATAAAATCAAGCCAATTATTCGGAATTGAGTTTGACAGGGAAATTTTTGCGCTCGCCTGTGCGAATATGCTCATTCACAAAGACGGGAAAACAAATCTTGAACAGTTAGACACACGCACCGAGGAGGCTTGCGAATGGATTAAGAGCAAAAAAATAACAAAGGTGTTGATGAACCCTCCATACGAACGAAAGTACGGATGTTTGAAAATAGTAGAAAATGTATTGAAATCTGTACCTGTTGGAACAAAATGTGCATTCATCTTGCCTGACAAAAAATTAGAGAAAGATAATACTGATAAAAAGTACGGCAACAAACTTTTGAAGAACAATACACTCACGACAATAATTAAACTGCCTGAGAATTTGTTTTTCGGGGTCGGGGTAACAACTTCTATCTTCGTTTTTGAGGCAGGGAAACCACAAAATGGACGCAATATCATAGGTTATTATATTGAGGAAGACGGTCTGGAAACTGTGAAAAACCAAGGTCGTCAGGACACGAAGAACCGCTGGCAAGAAAAAGAAGATTACTGGATTGAAGCTATTAGGGATGGAGCAGACCCTCTATATGATACTCGCCAGATAATTGACCCATTAAAACATCTTTCCTATCAAATGCCAACCGCCCCATTTGAAATATTTGAGGAAGATTTCGTCAAGACTATGATGGACTATGAAATGTTCCAGCGTGGAATTGATTCTAAGGAATTTTGCGAGAAACTGTTAAAGAAAGTCCTATATTCCAGTTTAATAGAAGATACAGGACAACACATTAATATTTCCATAAATAAAGACAACAAATGAAACAAATAGATATTTTAAACTGGCATGAATTTGTAATACGGGATTTATTTGAAATCAAGAGACCTGAAGCAAGAAGCCAAATGGATTATGATGAAGGTGAGGTTCCATTTGTTGCTTCTGGTAATTTCAATAATGGTGTTCTTAAATATCTTAAACCCAAAAATGATAAAGACATTGATTTAGGAAATTGTATTACAGTTAGTCCAATAGATGGTAGTAGCTTTTACCAAGAATGTAATTTTCTTGGTAGAGGTGGGGCTGGAAGTTCAATCATATTGCTATACAATCCAAAATTAAATAGGTATAATGGTAATTTTATTGCTACTGTTATTCGTTCTGTGTGTAAAAAATACATGTATAGTGATATGGCCAATAAAGATGTTATTGGCTTAGAAAAAATTAAACTTCCTGTTTATAGTTCTGGTGAGCCAAATTGGAAATATATGGAGCAATACATGAAAAACATCGAATCTCAAGTACGGACGTCTATAGATAAGTTAACAAATGTTATAGGGGGGGGTAAGCGTAAACGGTTAAATATCAATGCTTGGAAAGACTTTGCGGTTGGCGACTATTTCAGTGCCATTAATACAGGCAATATTCTAAGTCGTGACATAGTAGATGGTTCGGGTTCTACTCCCTTTGTTACTGCAAGCAGTGTTAATAATGGTGTGGCGGCTTACATTGATGCTTCCAACTATGAAATAATCAAAGGCAATTGCATCCTGATTGGCGGAAAAACATTCACACTGACTTACCAAAAAAATGATTTTGTTTCTAACGATAGTCATAACATAGCTCTATATAGTAAAAGTGTTAGCAATGAACAAGAGTTACTTTATATTATCACTGTATTGAGTTGTTCCTTAAAACACAAGTACAATTGGGGAGATGCTGTAACTAAAGACAAACTTCTTGCACAAAAAATCAGTCTGCCTGCTGATAACAAAGGAGAACCCGATTGGGGTTATATGCGAGATTATATACAATCCATTCAAAAGACTATTTCATGTTCTCCAATCTTAGTGTAAAAAATAGTTTATTATCTTATTATAGTGATATAGCAACACTCAGAGATGTAGCAAACTATTTGGAACTGTTCAATGTGCATATTTGCTATCCTCTCATTGGATTTGTTTATATGTGGAGTAGAAGCCAATCTCATAATAAAAGTTGGAGAGGGTGTCGTAATGCACGATACCCCTCATTTTTTGTAATACGTAATAATGTGACAACAAATATTTTTAGAAATAGGCAAATCCCTTTGAACAAATCTATTGGTATTTTGTTCAATAAAATGTGAAGTAGATTGTCAAAAACGAAACTAATCTGAACCGTTCCAGCTTGTGATAAGTAGGGACGGTTTTATTTTGATAATATTTCTGTTAAAAGATAACCCATGAATTATATGTTCCTTTATCTTTGCACACTATTAACATCAATTTATGTATCATGGCTGAAAAAGAATCTTATTCCGAAGAGGAATTGAATGAAATGATCGTATGGTTCAATAACCATGCTGATGAACTTCCAAAAGAAATGCAGATTAACAAAGCGGCTTTTACCCCGGATTTGAAACTTACTGTTGAAAGTTGTATCATGCAGGCTAAGCAATGTCTGGG